GCTATGAGCTATTGTTTGCTAAGCTCCCACGGCAGCCCCCCTAGTTACCTAGAGACCTGGAGCCACTCCACCGAAGTGGAGGTTAAAACCCACGCTAGCGAGGCGTGAGAGTGTCCGGATTGCCGGACCCTTGGATGTTACAGCAGAAACGTTGCCACTATTGCTAGAAAGAATCTTCTACCGCTTAAATATAAACACAGTACGTATTGTGTAGTTCGTTGCATGGATTAGGAATGGCCAAAGGTAACCAGCCTTTGTACGTTAATAACGGTACTGACGCTTGATGCAAGCAAGCCACTACCATTCCCTCATTTCCGACCTCTACTCAATACTATACAAACACTAACATACATATTTATTTATTTATTTTATTTCCATTGCGGTTGGAAAACTTAATCTTGCAAGAGAAGCGCTGGAAAAACCAACGAATACTTGCTGACGCCTCGATCATCATCGAGGCGATTTGCGGCCTATGGCCGCGGTGTCGGTGAGACCGACACGGTTTGCCGTCTATGACGGCAGGGTCGTCACATGGTCGACCCAACCTATTGGGTGGTCCCGATTAGGGATGCACCAATAGACACAATATGAGCCATAAAGTTCCAATATCCAGTCGCTGTTGTGGCCGTGGCATATACCAACTGCCCCGTGGCACCAGTTTTGGCGTTTGGTAGCGAAGAATAAAGCACCAAACTAGTGTCGCGCACTAACCCAAAGAGGGTGGTGCCTTCCGCTAGCGTGATGGCTGAAGCCGTGACGCCCACAGTTGTAGATGTGAGCGCAGAGGCTACCGTGACCTTCGAGACAGAAGCCCATGACGTAGCACCAGTTGGAAAGGAACTGTTGGTCTGTCGAAACACCATGCGAAACACGGTGCCGTTGTTGTACCCAGTTAAGGTTGTTTGATTCAAGACAATTGCGTCTGAAATGGCGTTCACTGCAGAGTCATCTATACACTGCACAAAGGTGCACGGCCCCAAAGAGTCTGGGATTGATGATGAATGCGGTTGATATACCGGGTCCATAAACTCAACCACATAGTCAATTAAGAGAGAACCGGCTATCAATGTTGTGTCCGACCATCCATACACTTGTATCTCTTCCATAATATTGTCGTCAAAATCGGTTTCCGATATGAAATCAACATTGCGCCACGTATTATCACATGTGATTTCAGTGGTCGCAGCCTGCCAAATTGGTGTCAATATGGCATTGCTTTGAGTCAATCCTCTTGCCAAAAAGCTCGAGGTGGCAGAGTTGATGAACGGCATATTCATATTCTTGGAGGAGAGCATCATGACTTGTCCCTGAGCACTTGTGGGTACCGCTGGAATGTACCGGGCAATAATGGACCTAAACCGGTATTTCTCATGGCACTTAGCATGGGCACCCAACACTGCACTCTGGAATAAAGCAGGTGTCAAAGGACACATGCCAGAAGCTCCAAAGGCAGAGTTGTTTACCACGTTAACTGTGCAGCCAAACTCACGGCCGCTTACCGTAATGGTATTGCCGTTTCTGCGTGTGATAGGCTTAAATTGTCCTAACTGGTACCCAGACGCTGCTGGAATATTGGATTGTGTGATTCTATTGGGCTGTGTGGAATTCCCATTAGGTTTGGAGGGCATGTTGGCCCCCCGCAAATTTCCCTTCTTGGGAGTATTTTTATTTGGCATTATAGTTCTCGAATTTGGTGGATTGTTAGAACTATCGAAGGCCCTAAGCTGCCTCTGGAGAGCGACCGCTGCGGCAGCAACCGATCGCTTGACACCCTTGAACTGATTGGAACGGACAAACACATCGTCTGCCTCGTTCAAATCCATCCCAAGTGCATAGGCTGCGTCATGCAGCCTGCAAGTTACATCAAAATCATCGATGGCCGGCTTGTCACCGACCACCGATGATTGATACTCTCCATTGGACCACCCAGGGCCACAATAATTACCGTGATAGTACATGAAAGATGGTGTTGTAATTAATATGACTATCGACGCCCACTGCCGACCCATGTTTGAACTCATAGGCGTCATAGTAACGCTCCAGTCCAACCTGCTGGTCGGGCGTAATGCCCCAAGCTCTGAATACGTTCAGTCTAGCTTGTGCAGTGGGCTCTTTAAAATGCCTATCTACACCGATCCCTAGTAGATACATGCCGGAGTGTTGGTTAAGTTGGGTAGCAACTTTGCTAACCACGCCGCATCCCAACGCAATCAATCGCCTATAGAAATTTTGCATGATGGGAATGCCGCCAGTAAGCGACAACCCACCCTTTCCGACGGCAGTCATCCATGCTTTGAGTGCTTTCTCGGTAGATACGTCCACTGTAATCAATGTGTCTTTGCGTAATGCAACATTGATATTGCGGACCATAATAATCTGATTATCACCATACTCTATAGGTCGCATTTGACAAAACTCAATTTCAGGTAAAGAATACACGGGTTTTTCCGTTGTCATCCTAAACCCCATTTGGTAAAACCAGTCATCCAAGGATTGCAAGAAGACGTGTTCATCCTCGCTTTCCATCATAACTACGCAGTCATCACCATTGTTCATAAGTTTCACTTTTACTCCCTTTTCTGCCGCATAAGCATGTACCAAACCGCACATCAGCAAACAATTACCGAGTGCAGTATTCATGTCTCCACTTGCTCTCCGCCCTACTACCTTATATGATAGGTGACCATCTTTACACCGGGCGCCTCCGCGCTGGTATACTTGATGTCTCAACATTGTGCGTAACTTCTTGCACCTATATATGCGGTTGTAAACTGAGTGTTCCCACTCCAATGCCTCCTTGCTCACATGCATGTCGAACTTCACAGCATCCAGCCCAATTGCAACTGGCCTGTTGAAGCTATTCCACTTTCCACGCATTATTCGCCCCACTTGCTCTACATTATACCCCTTGATCACGGTTGGCCCATCACCAAAGACTTTATCAATGGCTTTGTAGACTCTATGCTCAATTGGTTTAATGTATGCAGCGAGACAAACATTGTAAACAGGGTCCCTAGGTTGTATGCACCTAGGAGCTTTATCCGGGCTGACCTTTTCCATTTTCACGAAAGCCTTCAACCACGGATATGTCTTGCACCAGCCTAGCATCTGATATCTATCCTTGGCGTTCAGGTAAATGGTTCGCTTACGGCCCTGATACATCTCGACCACTTGGTCAAGGGAAATCGGAGCGGCATGCCCAACCTTTCTGCACACCTCGGAGCGAAAGCTGCCAAGACGAGTGTCATATATATCGGTTGTCACCGACGGGGGGGCGACAAACTCCCCCTTCACTTTACAATAGTACATCCGCTCCAACAACGCGCACGCTAACGTGGTGATATCCGCATTGTTGACATTCAAATTGAGCGTAGGGCCCCCTTCTGTAATACTGAAGAGTGCCCTTGGCTCCACAAGCGCCTGGTTACGCCACACGCGCAAACGTGGGTCAGAAATGGTTGAGACATGACTGACACCTTGTGTGGCTACCAAGCGCCCTCAAGCATCCGCCTGGCCACTATCTCGTGGCCAGGCAAAGAAAACATAAGTGCGCTTACTAATAAACCACCTAAATATTGGTGGTTTCTTTTCGTATGCTAGTGAGGCGTGCTGCTTACGCACGGCCACACTGTTAGCCACCTTGGCGGCATCAACGTCCATCTCATCAGGAACGAAAACGAGGGTGACAGCAAGCTCAATAGCCCGCCGTGAGTCAACCACGCGCAAATTCATTTCACGGCACCGAGTTTGTGCCATGTGACGTACTGTCCGAACATTTGCGGGCGTACGCTCGGGTATACCGAGTTTGCATTTAATTTCGCTCACTAGTGAGGCGACGAACGGATCTTGCTTATGTTTGCGAACGCGTCGATGTTGCACAACTTCAACAGGTTCGACTTTCTTGACAAATGGTTTTGGAGGAGAGGGTGGGGGTGGTGGGGTCTGTGACCTGCGGTCGGTGCCATCAGCGAAAGCAGCCGCCTGATAGGTGGCGAAAGCTTCGTATATCTGATCCCACATCGTTGGGTCCGCATAGGCTCCCGTTGCATCACTAGCCCGTTGGTAGGTGCAATGGATTCTATAGAGCAAGCCATACATAGCTAGACTCCCACGCTGTATCTCCCGATACAAGACAATGTCTGTACTAGACGCAGCCTCAGGATTTGTGCAACCATTTGTGGCCCGTTCAAGAGGGTTACGCATCATATTTAATTCATTGAACAGGTCTACTAGGGACTCATATAGTCCTCCCCAGCCTGGGGACTTCGCGGGGCTGATGGCCCCGCTAACCGCGGGGCTGACAGCCCCGCGTTTTGGGCCTTTCGGCCCGTACGGTGGGGTTTTTGCCCCACCTACCGGATGCAACTTCCGGTCCGCTTCGAGTTGTACGAACTCATCTTCTAAGTTAATGCGATCTCTACCGCAATCAACGTACATCTCAGCCGCGCCAACACTGTCATCAGTCATCCCCTTGACCAATGTTCCAATCCATTCCTCTTCTTTGGAGTGGCAGCAGTTAAACAACCACATAAACTTGGACATGCTAGATAGATCACACTTAAAATCGGTTAAAAGTTAAGGAAG